ATTTCTACATATCCTGCTCTATTTAGAGATGGTGAAAGAGTAGATTCGGTACTCATAGAGCCTGGAGACTACGTCTTGCGTGATGAAGAAGGATATTTTGATACAATGGTAAAGGATGAGTTTGAAGAAGAATTTAAGGAGGTATCTGAATAATGGACATTGCAACACTTGGCTCATGTATCGCAATCGTTATGATCTGCTACATTGTAGGAATGGGCTGTAAAGCATCAAAAAGGATTTCTGATGAATGGATTCCAGTAATCATGGCGGTTATTGGTGGAATTCTCGGAGCAGTCGGAATGGGAATCATCCCGGATTTCCCGGCAACGGATTATATCACAGCAGTTGCGGTCGGTATGTTTAACGGATTGTCGGCTACTGGTGTGAATCAGATTATTAAGCAGACAGTGCAGAAAGAATAATATTAAGGAGAGGGTATCATGTATAGCAAAACTGTGACGATTTTTGATTATTATGAATCAGCCACGACAAGAGATGCGTACTGGTATCCTCATGTGTTATCTGGTGTTGACTTGGTTACGGATAAGGGAGCAATCCTCAAAAAGTACGGACCAGATGCAACAGACAACGCACAGCTGCACATCCGATATACCGTTCAGAATAGCGATATAACCATTACTGATAAAGACGGCAAGATTCTTCCATGGGTGCCGCCTAAAGAGTGGAAAAGGCAGATCAACAACGCTCTGGAAGACACTATCACATTCTCGGACGAATCGTTTTTCTGGGAGGGTGAATGGACTGGTGGAACGGTAACTGACAGTGATTATCGGAATGGATTCTACCAGTACATGAATGAGAACAAGGATAACGTGTTTAAGATTACCAGTGTTGGTGGTCCGTATACACTGATTCCACATTTTGAAATTCTGGGTAAGTAATATGAGTAAGATTCATCATTTTAAAGGGTTCTCCGTAGTCGATGGAGATATAAAAATAAAGCTGAATATGGACAGATTCTCCAGACAGTATCAAGAAGCCCAGTATCTCCTTGATGGAATGGTTATGGACAGCATGGTGCCGTTTATGCCGATGATTACAGGGGACTTCATTAACCGAACAAAAGTTGAGAGCACATCCTTGCAAGGAACTGGGAAAGTATGCGCGGCGGCGGCTCCTTATGGGCGCTTTCTGTACGAGGGGAAAGGAATGGTTGATGAAGCAACTGGAAGTCCCTACGCAAGACGTGGAGCAAAGAAAGTCCTCGTCAGCCAGTTTTCTGGTCAGACAGCCGCAAAGGAGAATCTCGAATACACCAGACAGGCACACCCACGGGCGCAGGCAAAGTGGTTCGATGCCGCTAAACGACAATACGGTAGCACGTGGATTCGTAAAGTAAAAGCGCAGGCAGGAGGTGGCAGACATGGCGGATAAACCTATCGGTAAAGATGCAACTGGATATGAGATTTTGACAGATGCCATGAAAGCACTTTTAAGCCAGTATCCGGGACTGTACGAAAATGAAACAATCAAATTTGAAGAACTTGGCAAAGAATCTGGAATTGCGTTCTCAGCAGATAACGGAGCGTTGATCTATTCAGAAAAAGAAGATGTTTGTGGAACAATGCATCAGGTATGCCAGTATCCATTTTATGTGGTATACCGCACAGCATCTGACAAGGAAAGGCAGAAGTTATCTGTTCAGAAGTTTCTTGACAATCTCGGCAAATGGATATGCCGGGAACCAGTTATTATAAACGGCTCTGAGACACGTTTAAATACGTTTCCTGAGCTTTCACAGGGACGAGTGATAAAACGCATCACCCGCGACAACTCTTATGGTTTAGAACCGCAGGAGAGTGGAGTACAGGATTGGCTATTGCCATTATCAGTGCGCTATGAAAACGCTTATGAAGTAATATAACAAGTAACAACCGGCTATCAATTGGAGATAGTTGCTAACCTACACAGCCTTTTAAAAGTTATAGGCAGAAAGGACATTTCTATGGCAGTTACAGGCAAAATTGACCGCAAATATATGGCTCATTACATCGATGCGGGTTCTCTCTGTGGAGGACTGACACCGAAGTATGAGCGCCTTGGAAAGGATCTGGAAGAGTACAATGTAGAACTCAATCCAGATACTGAAACATCTAAAAACATTCTTGGAGAATCCACATTCAAGCATAACGGCTACGAAGTTTCTTCTGACGCTGATCCGTTCTACGCAGATACCACATCTGATCTGTTCACAGCATTACAGAAGATCGTAGACAACAGATACAAAGACGATAACCTCAAAACAAAAGCAGTTGAGGTTCACCTCTGGACAGAAGCCACAGCAGGCAAGTATGAAGCATATCAGCAGGATTGTTATGTTGTGCCGACCTCCTACGGCGGTGATACATCCGGCTATCAGATTCCATTTACCGTCAACTATACTGGCGAACGTGTAAAAGGAAAATTTGATATCAGTTCCGGTACATTCACAGCTGACAGCGAATAAACACATATACAAGGAGGTACGCTAAATGGCAAAAGTAATTAATACAAAAATTGATGATGGAATTCTCATTTTCACGTTCACGAATAACGAAGATGAAGTTTTTTCTTCTTTCAAACTGAACCCGACGGACATCAATGTAGCAGCACGTGCGGAGGAACTGGCAGAATACTTTGAGCAGCTTAAAGATTCTATTCAGAAAGTCACTTCTGGTAAAGAGATGGCGGAACTCAATAAACAGATTGAAGACAAAATCAACTACCTGCTC